AGCGCGTCAAATTCATAAGTTCTTTATATTTCGGAATATCATTCACCACCTGACAGCCTACGCTCCAAGCTCCGATATTTACTTTCTTTGTCTTCGAATCTAAATTATAATCGGATGGATGAAAGTTGATCCCGCGATTAAATTCTTCAGAAACAGATCCCGCATCACCTGACTTTTTATTTTTGTTACGATCTCGTATTAAATCAACTCCAGCAGTTTGTCTATAAGCGATTACTTTTCCGTTGTGTAGTCCTCGCGTCCATAGATTGTAGTACCATTTATCTGCCACCACAACAGCAATTCCACGTTCGTTGTATTTCTCAGGATTTAATAATCCATTTGCTCCAGGATTAGTAGTTCCACTCATCACCATGATAAATTGTTCTCCTTTGAACAGGTAAAACTTATCATCAAATTCATTGAAACGATCTTCCTTGGATCTCACTCCTAAAATCCAATAGTTTTCAGGAATTTTAATAAAGTTGTTTAATTTTCGGACACGCATTAAAAGCTGTGCATCAGTATAATTTTTAACCATTTTCAGAATTTTTAGTATTAAAAAACTCGTTTAAATCTCCATTTTTCTCGAAGTTGTATAACTTCTGCATTAAAAATTCTGGAGGATGCTTCCCATCCGAAAGAATGAAAATATTTTTAAATATTTTTGAGATGGGAAATAAAAGCGATACAACTTGTATCAAGGATAAAAAAATGTCACTTGCGATGTTTTCCGCAATATTTAGATGAAGTGTATACAAGGCTACATATACCACACTCGTATAAAAAATCATTTCAATGTTTTTCTTTAGAAAATCTGAAATATCAAATGTTCCTTTCTTTATATGGAAATAACAACCAACTCCCATATTCGCAAACAAAACAAGCAATAAACTACCTGCAAAAATTTTATTTGCATCGTACCATTGCATAACCACACCAAATAATAACGCTACTGGAGCAAACGTTATAATAGATTCTAATAAATAGATTAGTTTATCTTTAAAATCTACTTTAACGCGATAAGCAAATAGCAAGATCAACGGTGTAATTATGATTGCTATTTTTTTCTTAGTTAAATTCATTATTTATATTTTATACAACCAAACTTATCGCGAGAACAGGTGAAAGGAAAGGACAAAAAAAAACCACTCCGTAGAGTGTTAGATTTTTATACATTTGCAATAACCTAATATGTGTAAATTAATTTAAATGAAACAATTCAGATACGATATATCATTTCTACGTGCATTTTCTGTAATTATAGTATTACTTTATCATTTTAAATTTTCATTATTTAATGGAGGTTTTATCGGTGTAGATATATTTTTTGTTATTTCTGGCTACTTAATGACAATGATTATTTTGAATGGATTTTCAAAGAATACTTTCAGTTTGACTGATTTTTATAATCGTCGAGTGGTTAGAATAATACCACCTTTGTTATTTTTAATTTTTTCATTTGGAGTTGCAGTGTATTTCATTCTGCCTACTCAATTATTGAACTATTCAAAATCAGCATTTTCATCAAGTTTATTTTTTTCAAACATATACTATTATCTTAATAGTAATTACTTCGACGCATCTTCACAATACAATTTCTTATTGCACACATGGTCATTAAGTGTTGAGTGGCAATTTTATATGATTTATCCATTATTGTTGTTGATATTCAGAAAAACATATGTAAAATCACCAAAGAAATTTAATATAGTATTTGTTGGTCTTATTTTAATTTCATTTTTATTAATGTTAATTCACAACAAAAACGAATCTATCTATTCATTTTATATTTTTTACCCACGTGCATGGGAAATGATGGCAGGTGGTTTAGCATTTTTATTTTCAAATTATTCTAAAAATATAAATGAAAAATTAAAACAAATAAGTGTTATATTTTCTTTAGTTGTAATTTCTATTTTTGTCTACAAAATAAATGAACATCAATACACATGGCCGTCATTCTATACATTGACACCAGTAATTCTTACAACCTTAATAATTTTCTTAAATGTAGATAATAAATTATTCAGAAATAAAGTAGTAACATATTTAGGGAATATCTCTTATTCTCTATATTTATGGCATTGGCCTATCTACGTAATAAGCTTGTATTACGAATTTAACGGACGTCTAAGACATAAATTATTTTTTATTCTACTGTCATTTTTAGGTGCGATGTTTTCTTATCATCTAATAGAAAAAAGAGATTTTAGAAAATACAGTAAACAGATAATTACAACTTCACTTGTTTGTTTCGGAGTGTTTTTCGGGATGAATTATATAAATCCTGAATTGTTATTTAGAGACAGTAAAATAGGAAATTTAGCGCATTACACGAGTAATTATAAATATTCGAAAGAAGCTGAGAAGCAGTATAATTTTCACACTAAACATTTTATGCACACGCAGAATTACACTGAATGGAATGCTGATATTTTAAAAATTGATTCTACTAAAAAAAATATAGTGTTATTGGGTGATAGTCATGCTGGAATGTTTGCGCAAAGTTTTGAAGAATTAGCTAATAAATATGACTTTAATTTGATTCAAACTACTGCAGACGCTACATTCCCAATGATAAATTCAGAAACTAAATTTATTGAGTGTCAAAAATATTTCAATTATATATTCGAAGATTTTTTCCCGAAAAATTATCAAGAAATTGATTTAATTGTGATTAATTCTAATTATGAAGGTTATCCTGAAGATGAATTATTAAAAAAAATAAGATGGACTGAAGAATACTTTAAAAAATTAGGAGTTAAAACAATTTATATAGGTCAAAATCAAACTTTCTATATCGATTATCCTACAAGTTATTATTTAAAAAAACAACCGTCACATAGTTATAATAAATATGATGTTTTCTTATCAAAATTGCTTAAAGAAAAATACATCAATTTAAACAACAATCTTATTAATTATGTATCTAAAGATGGCACTCCATTTATCTATGATCATGGTCATTTAAGTAAATATGGTACTGATCAATATTTAAAATTAATCAGTACTAATATTATTAATCAATATTAATAGTTAACGCCATTTATACTAATATCACCGTACGTCAACACTCTACCCTGAGCATCTGTTGTAGACTTAGTAACCATAGGTAATACACCTCTATTAACAACATTAGTTGCTTGAATACTTTCAGTTGAACAAGTTATTGAGAATACTGATTTTGGAGCTCTAGTAGGATTCCCATTATTAACTACCAAAACATCTATATCATCGCAATAAACACTACCTATGTTTCCTATACCTACAAAGTCCATTTCCGATTCTGCCGACCATTGATAAGTGTCTAATAGAATTAAATAATCCTTACACACTCCTCTTAAATTAGAAATTTGTATATTATCTATTTTGGATAAAACACTTAATATCCTAACCCCATAACCTCTTTCAGAATTTTCATTATTAAATACAATATTTTTAATTCTAATATCTCTTGAGGGACCGTTGAAATTAATATCATAAAAATCATCTAACATACCAGCATTTAAACTATACAAGTGCCACTTTGTATAACCATCATCACAGTTAACACCAATTGAATCGTCCCAAGCTTTAATCGTTAAATTATCAAACTCACAATTTCGACACCAGCCGTCCCAATGCCAGCCGTCCATATTGTTAGAATGATATTCATTGCCTATACTACTCTCTACATTTTTAACAAATCCATTTACAACATTAGTTGCTATTTGGGCATAAATTTTATGATTGTACAATTTAATATCTTTAATAGATAAATTTCTAACTCCATGCCATGCAAAACCAGCTGCCATACCTTGACCACTAACACCTCTTGGTATATTTACGGCATTCCCGTTTACAATTCCTTTGCCTGATATAGATATGTTATTATCAACTATATTAGCATTGTAATAAGGTTTATGAGTTCTGTTTTTAAATAACGCATAACCACAACCATTTTTCATTACAACTCCTTTATTTTCTTCAAACACAATATTAGTGTTACTTCCTAATCTTAATGAGTTTGTTATAGCTACTTTTTTATTCCAAAATAAATTTACTTGTGTTGTTGAGTTGCTTTCATTTAATAGATTTTGAATAATCACCCACGCATCATCTCTTGCCACTTGTGAGTCTAATCCTAAATCAGATTCAAGAAAATTAGATGGTAAAAAATCCGACAATGTATAGTTTCTTACATCTGTTATAGGCTCAGGTGTTATTTTATTAGATTTTCTTTTGATTATTGATAATAGCATAATTAATTTTCTATATATATTTTAGCAACATCGTACTCGTTATAAATGTAAATAACGTTAAAAACATCTGGGTTATAGGTAGCTGAATTACTTGCATAATCAAAATTTCCAATAAATGAAATTGAACCTCCTTTTAGCTTAAAAACATTGATATTTCCGAAATTTCCTATATTTTGAATTGTAAATTCAAAATTTGAATTCAAAATAAGTTCTTTATTGTAGATATTCCTCGATAAATCTACATAACCTAAATTAATTTCTTTAAATGAGCTTAAAGTGTTTTTCTTTACAGAATCAGCTTCTATCTGAATATCATTTTTATTATACAATGAAATTTCTGGATTATAACCAACTGCTACCTCATAATTTGAATAAGCAATATCTATTCTTATGTAATTTGATACATCTATCTCTACATCTGTTATAGATTGAGCAATAGCACCATTATGACTTCCTAATAATACAACTTTACTATTATCGGATTTATAACCTATTATTGAACAATAATTAGCTACATTTCTAGTCGACACAAGGCCTTTATAGCCTTTAAAATGTAACGTATCAAAATCAGAAGTATTTATGTTTTTGATTAGTTTAGAAAAAGTATCGCTTAAATTATAAGTTCCGTCAACCTTTAAGTAGCCATAATTAATGTTATTTACAGTATTTATTATATGTTTATTATTTTCTAAAAAAGACTTTAAAATTAAATTCAAATCATCTGTTTTTAACTCAATAAATTCCTTGATTTTAAGAATTTTATCAGATTCCAAAGAAATAACAGGCAGTGTGTTATTTATATTTTTTTTTATGATGTAAATTGTTTTAATATTGCTAATATCAATATCCACATCAATAACAGATGGAATTGTAGATGAATTTACAGAATCTAATAACACTATTTTATCGTTGTTAACATCTATACCTACAATTGTTTTGTACTCATTTAATTCAGAAGTTGTGATACTATTCCATTTAACTCCTCTATACTTTAATTTATAGTAATTATTAACATCAATAGTCAATGTTTTGTTGAACTCGCTTGCTTCAATCCCATTTGTCATTCCATATATGTTAGATGACCAATTAACAATAGAAGTATCTATATTTATTGAATCACCCACAAAACCTTCTAAAGCATCAGCCAAAGGTGTTACAGCACTATTCGCAATAGGATTATCAGATTCTGCGTTAAATTCAGTGTCGGTTGTGACAGAGAAGTTATCCATCTTTGTTTCGACAGCTGTCATACGAGTTTTTAGAGAAGTGTCGTCGTATGCAGGGACCTTAGTTTCACTCTCTAATTTCCATGTAGTGCCAGTTTTTCTAAAACGCGTGTAGTAACCTTCTTTTGCGGTTAACCCATTTTTATATGTGCCTAAAGTTTGTGCTTCGTACACGCCATCTGGTAATGCATTTAAGACCGTTAATTCTTGTGTTGGAGTAATTGATCCTAAAACCCCAAACTCTAAATCAGCAATAGCTTCTCGTGTATCATCTAATACAGATAACAACGTATCTTTTAATCCTGTTGCAGAAGTTCCTTCTTTTTTCCCAGGAATAATATTAGTGGCTATTTTATTTTTTGCGTTCTCAAACATAAATTATGTAAATTCAAAATTAAACTCATTTGTAAATTCTCGCGTGAAGATGCCCTCGTCTATCCAAGATTGAGCATTACCAAAGTAGAAAATCGGTGCGTTGCAGGTAATTTTTACAACAGCCCCAGAATTGTCTTCGTATTTTTTTTGTGTAGAAACATCGGCACTTTCCATGAATGCACGATTGCGTAGATTACCAATCACCCAGTTATTCCCAACAGCATCTACCACCACAAAAATCATCGGCGTATTTTTGTGCGCTTCAATAAATCCTAAAACTTTTGCTCGGAAACCAAGGATCAGAAATTCTAATTCTGTTTTAGATTTTTTACGTTGGAGCGGCCCTGATAACGTTTGTTTCAATTCGTTTTCACCAATCAAAACATCAATGCTATTCCAACCGCCGCCTCGGAATTCGATTCCGTTTTGCGCAATACTTACAAAATCATCATAGGTATTTTTTAGCGTTGGTAAATCTGTTTTCTCAAAATATGAAGCTGGAGCATAATAGACTTTTGTCTTTATCCCCGATGCAAAATTGTCTTGTGGACAATGCGTTAAATCTTCTACGTTAACACCTTCAAAACTGTTCATCACAAGACAAAAAAAAGACTACATAACGTAGTCTAAAAGGACGGATTTAATACTTACCAATCACCACTTGAAGTCGAACTATCATCGCAAGAACTACTCGAATCGTAGCTGGTAGAATCTGATGGAGAGTTATAACTATCATCTATCCAACTTTGATAAATTTCACGTTCTTCAGAAATTACTTGTGGATAGGAATAAATCCCTTTATCGTGTGAATCATCAAATCTTCTATCTTCTTCTGTATAATCAGGTTTTTGGAGATATTCTTTTTCGAAATCTCCTTGCGGTATTTTCATTATTTCTTCTAAAAATTTCTTAGGAGAATTAAATTTATTTTGTTTAGAATCATTAAGCCAAATAGCCTCTCCGAATGGTCTACTCAATACAAGCAAGGAATCTGACCTATCAACATTATCATTTTTAGGATTATTACTTTTAAAAACAAAGCCTTTTTTATGCTCAGAATATACTTTCACTTCTCTATTTTTGTGCTTTTTCTTTTTTCTAAAAATTCTTTTTAACCAATTCATTTGTAATTTTTTGTTTAATATAAAACTTTCTTACAGAAACAATCCTGATTGTTTTGCTCTTATTTTATAGGCAGATTTTCCTTTGGTATAACATGGAAATTTATCCTGGTTATTTTTTATAAAATTCGTAACCACCTTCAAACTATTTTCTGCTAAATACAAAAAGTTTTGCCCAGCAATTAATTTTGATTGTGCATCCAACACCTGCGATTTTTGCCAAGGTAATTCCTCATACTGAATAACAACTGCGTTTTGCATAAAAACGAAACGAGGCAATAAACTCGCATAATGCAACGCATAGAACACTATTGCTGCATGAAAAGCTTCTTTTAAATCTTTGTCTTCTAAAATCTGATCAAAACATTCTTTGTCTATTAATTCTGATACTTTCAAATTAATTGCTTGCTTAATGTAAGGCTGAAGCAATGAAAAAACTTCTACAGAATGATTAATTGAATAAATTTTGTTAAATTGTCTTGGAGTAGTAATGTATTCGTTTAGATTTTCAAAAAATGGAATTTTAGATTTTACTTCTTCATTTTCGGAAATCAACTCAATCGCATTTGAGAAAAAATTATCTCCAGCTTTCAACAAAGCCAATCCTAAATCTCGAACATCCCACCAAGGAGCAGTTTTCAATTTATCTTGAGAAAATTGTTCGATGCCTGTGCTACTAATATGAACTTTAATTTTTGGAATATTGAAAACAAAACAGAAATGAACTGCGGCTTTTGTCAATAATCTGAAAATTACAGGTTGAGAAGTTTCTATCTCCAGATAAATTTCTTCAGGAACAACTTCAAAAATTTTACGAAAACCTAATTCTTGATCAACTAAACCCCAATCGAAATTTTGCGGTAAGATTAAATAGTTTTCTAATTCGTTTTGATTGATAAAATATTCCATTTTCTAAACTTTTTTTTTGGCACTTTTACACGCAATTATTAGTTGATTATTTTCTCTTGTCCGTTTGGATTTTTATCCAAAGTTGTTAAGTTCATCATCGGATATTTTCCAAAAACTGTCGGATCCCAATTGTTCCAATATTTAATGTTTTCGAAAATTGCCAACGTACGCATTTGCTTAATCGGAAACTTCGCACAAAGAATCGTCCACGCTTCTCGTTTGTCAGATCCTGATCCACTCAACGATTTACCTCCAAATGCGCCACCATTAATTAAACAAGGATCTACTCCCATTGGAGTTAAAATCTCGTAATTAGCAGCAGAACCATCTAACAAGAAATCTCCGTTTGATTGCGGTTGTGGAACTTCCTCGATTTGGATTCCTTTAATTTCCTTTCCTGTTTCACGATCTCGGAAGAATGGTGAAATCAATGATTTGCCCGAACCTTTGTTTGATTTTAATTCTGAATCAATTAAATCAATTAATTCATCTCGTTTTGCTTGACGTTCTTCAGGAGTGAAGTTATTCCAGTCTTCGCCATAAACGTGTGCAAAGTAATCGTCAGCGATGTGAATGATATATTTAATGTTCAATTGTTGTTCGAACATTAATTTTTTAAATTCAGGCAGCGCCAAGACAACATCAATCCAACCATTTTTAAATGATGAATGCCAACCTTTGGAAACGTAAGTTTTCTCAACTAAAAGCGTCTCAATGATTGGAATTGTAAATTCGAAAATCTTATTTTCTTTGCAATATTCTTTTATCTCACGAATTGGAATAGTTGAACTGAAACAAGGAATAACAGCTGTGTTTTCTTTCTTATAGTTTTCCCAATCGGTATTGACTCCGATATTATTTATTCGTCCCATTTTATCAGGAACTTCAAAACGAACATCCGCAGCCTTAGTTCTACGAACAGAAATTATTTTATCGCCATTTGGTGACAACAGGTAAGTAGGAAATGCCATTCCCCACGTTTCAAAATCAACAATGATATCAGAGTTAACATTTTGATAATTGGTATCTAAAATAAATTCGTTGATTTCAGAAAATGAAGAAGTAAGACGTTCTCTAAAATCTATTCCTTTTTCAGTTTCAATTCCTTGAAAAAGTTGAAATCCTGATCCAAAATGCGCAGCAATTAACACATCAACGCCACCAATTGCTACACCAGCTTTTTTAAATTTTTTAGCAAAATTTTGAGGATATAAATTATCATTTCCCCACGGAAGCCATTTATTATCAACTAAAGTATCAACATTATTTTGCTTAAAATCTGTGTGTTTTGGTCCGTCTTTGGACTTATTGAATAAGACAACAGCGCCATTTTTACGACCACCTACTGCATATATATCTTTTGAAATTTTCATTATAAAATGACATCTAATCCGTTAAACTTGATAATGAAAAGAATGTGTATTTTTTTAATTCCTTCATTCGTTTTAATATTTCGCGTTCTATTTTTCCAATGATTTGGATTTTTGAAATCAATATCTTGTGAAAGTCTTACAGCGCCAGCAGTTTTAGGTGGTTGCATTAGTGTAGCGTTTTCGTATGTTACAAATCGACCGCCTGATTTGTTTTGCTTGTTAAAAGTCCGAATTGAAATAGTGAAAGGAATCGGATTTTTTCGCTCGTCCAATTTTCGCATTTCACTGAGAACTTGACTCAATAAAATTGATTTTTGCATAGTGCGAATATTGTTCGAACACCTTTCAAATGAAAGGACTAAACTTTTACTTATCAATTTACACCCCTCATTCTCATTATTTTTTTTATTTATAATTGAGTATCAAAAAAGTAAGTAATAAAAAGCGGTCGTAATTCTCAAAACCCGAGAGAGCACCACACGGCCGCCTTATTGATTTCTACAATTGCAGTTTTTAAAAAAAACGATATATGTAATAGTAAACCCGCTAATACAGCGGGTTTAGTGAAAATTTCAATAAAAATTCGAAGAAAAATCGAGAAAAATTGGAAAATTCGATGAAAATCGGATTATTATCCATGTAGATTCGTAACCAAGTACGATGATTGATACCTTGAGTCGATCAAATGCCAGAATTGCCAGTACAAGTTATAGTCTAACGTATCAGAGAAGTGAGTTGCATGCTCCTGAAGAATCTTTTTACTTCGTTCGCTCGACTTATCTTTTTCGAAAGCATCATCACCTTTCAATGGAGCATTTTCCATTGAGATAATAAGATTAGGACAGTTGTCTGCATTTATACGGACAACAGGTAATCTCTCATCATTCTCTGCGAAAATATAGTTGATTAACTTATACTTAGCCAAATGCCCTGGGTTGTTCGTGTTCGGAGTCTTATCCGTTACTTTCCATCCTGCAGCTCGAAGTTTATTGATAACATCTTCAACCAATGTTGTCTTACTATTCGCTTCCTTCTTAGCTCCCGACTTGTCACGATAGATGTGTATCTCTTTACAAGAAGCTTTATGTGGTTCATAGTAATCAATAAAATCTTGCACTACATCATCTAAGATGTCCGGGTGTTTACGATAGAATTCTTTAATGAAGTTGACAGTGTTCAACGACTTCAAATATTGAGATACTGTCATACAGTTTATCTTCCCACCAAAGTCAAGATTCATCTGGAGAGGAACTCCACGTACTAAATCATTATCATATTGACATGTCGGTTTGAAATCATTCAGCGGTGGAACTAAGAAGTCTTTATCTTTTTTATAATAATGCTTAGTTGCTTTTAATTGGCCATAGAATCCATCTTGCACACCTTTCGGCCTAATATTGAGAATCTCTGCATTGAATAATGTTTGGCTCAACGCTTCCTTCTGCATATCTTGAATCCAACCTTCTTTCAAGTTATGAGCATTCACAAAAGCATTAGCTTTAATAAATGCATACTTATGCGGTTCTTTTTCTGCTAACTTCTCACGTTTCGTAAACCAATCACCTATCGCAGTCATTGCAACAGAAGAAACATAAATCTGTGCATGAGCCATTGAAGCTTTAGAAAATATTGTCTTTTTAGCACGATTAGTTGTGATAACATTGTTGTATAATCTCTCGTAAGTCAATAAAGCCGCTTCGTCGCCAATAATCCAATAAGCATTCAATCCACGACCTGAGTTTGGATTATCCAACGAAACCATAACAGCAATTGTTCCATTACGGAAATGAATAACATTATTCCAACTATCTGGAGCTTGGAAAGGCATCTCAAAACCTAAGTCTTTACCACAACGCCCAACAACATAATCAATCCCTTCATATAATCCCCACATTTCCATACCTTCCTTGGTAGATGGCAATGTTCGAGATTTTATTTGAACAAATGTTTCACCTACAACAATGCCAGTAGATCGAGGCATTTGTTTTACAGCTTCTTTGATAAACCAACCAATTACAGTTGACTTACCAGTTCCACGAGCTGCCTCAATGGTTATATTTGGAATCTTAAGTTTCTGATTAGCCAGCACCGCAGATGCTTGCATAAGGTTTAATTCTACTACCTTAGATGCATAAGGCATTAAAATATTACTCATCTTGATCCTCGTCCTCGTCTTCAGGTTCAACAACTTTAAAATCGACATCTTCAGCTCCAATATTATTAAAGTCTAATACACCATCACCTGATAATGTTTTCGTTAATAACTTTGTAACATTACGAGGGAGCTTAATGATATAATTAGAAGCTTCTAATTTTTTAGGATCAACTTTCTGAACATTATCATGAAAATCGTATAAAGATTTAGCTTGAGTTAACGCTCTTGTTGCTGCGTCAATATCTCCTTTTTTCAATGCCATTTGATAGAGATTATCAAACTTTTCTCTAAAAACCATTCGTTCGGCTGCAAGATTAACTTGATCTAAATCGCCAAATAAGTGCATGGCTAATGGATAATATCTATAAGCTGTAGAAAATGAGATTGGATAATCTCTCTCAATAATTTGAATAATCTGATGCTTAGTGTATTTATTGTTTATTCGAAGACTCCAGATATGCACCAATATATCTTTCAGCTTTTCATCTTTTTGTGAAAGCTTAACGGAATTTTCATCAATATACCACGCTTTGATGCGTTGATATGAATTATCTTTTGTAAAATTTACGATATCCATACAACGAATTTAGAAGTGCTAATTCGCTATTTAAAGGACATAAAAAAAGCCTCTAATTAAGAGGCTTTTTATTAAATAACTTTTTCAGCTCCTTATTTATATGACAAGTTTTGAATAAGTTTTTTTTCACGATCTGACAACTTCCACTCTATAACTTCCTTTGAAGTTGATTTTTGTGCTGCTGCTGCTTGTAATGCTGCTACTTTTTCTGCGGTTGCTTTTTCTGAAAGTAAAAAACCTGCTCCAAATATAGATTTATTGTATTTTTTTTGAGAATCTAAACCTCTACAATATTGAAGGTCATTTTTATGAATAACCAGTTCTACGCCTTGAGATACTATTTTCGAAATATCTGAAACCGTAAGTACTTCGGCGGAATATTGGTAAGACGGTATTTTTACTTTGTTTTCGGATTGAACTTCTTTGAGAATTTTATGTAATTCTGGACAACCAATAACCGCTAAATCACCAAACATATTGGATAAAAACGATGTGGGTACTTTAGCACCATTTTCATAAGTAATTACTGAATGAGTTACAATCTTAGTCGCTTCGTTGTTAGAGCTAAACAATGTTAAATGAGGAGCGAATAAGAAAAATTTAATATTTCTCTCAAGATAAAATCTTTGAATTTTCGAAATAATTGAAAAGGGCGGATTGTCGATAACAACGCAATTTTCGGGATAATCAAAACTTTCATAATCTCCGCCAGGATAAAATGGGCGAACTACTTTCAAGTCTTTTATATCACACTTTCGTTCAGCGTAAGACAATACAGCATCGTAAACAGCGACTGGCGTGTAACAATCGTCTGTTGTTTTTTTATGTTCAAATTTTTTCAAGAAATCATTATATTCTTTATTTTCCATCACCTCTAAATTATCTTCGTTATATAGTTTAATATTTTTCATTTAACGAATGAACACATCTAAATATAAATGATAAAGGACTTTATTTCAAATCAAATTTTTGTATTTCATCAACTGATAATTTTTGACCATTTCGGACCACTTCGTAATCCAAATTATTCTCTTTCATATACGAAACCCAACGACGTATAATGACGTCAACAAAACGTGGATCTAATTCAAATCCTCTACAATTTCGCCAGTTCATTTCCGAAGCAATTAAAGTAGAACCCGAACCAAGAAATCCGTCAAATATGATTTGATATTGTTTTGATGAATTTTTAATCAAATAACCAATCAAATCAATTGGTTTCATTGTCGGATGATCAGCATTTCGTAAAGGCTTATCGAAACTCAAAACAGATGATTGTTTGCGATCACTGTACCACGGATGCGCCGCTTCTTTATTCCAACCATAAATCATACATTGATGATCATCTTCTGGATTTTCTTCTTCACAACAAATCACAGGTTCATGTTGCATATGATAGTCGAGCCTCCCAAGAACAAACTGATTCTTTACCCAAATTAACGTCGATGAAATTTTAAAACCTGAAGACAACATCGCATTTCTAAAATTTACCGCTTCAGAATCTGAATAAAAAACATAAGCAGGTCCTCCTGGAGAAGAAAATGAATAAGCATTTGAAAAGAAATCGAACAAAAATTGATAGAAATTATCATTCGACATTTTATCATTTTTGATTTTTAATTTATCTTTTGTCCCACCTTGATAATCGACATTGTATGGCGGATCAGTCACCATCAGATTATATTTTTCCTCTCCAAAAACTTTTTGATAGCTATCTGCAGAAGTAGAATCACCACAAAAAACAATGTGCTTTATTCCTTTATCTTTCGAAATTAATTCATAATAATCACCTTCAATGCAGTTTGGTTGCACAGGTAAATCTGCATCAAATTCACCCTCATTTTCAGGTGGCAGAACAGCATTTTGTTGCAGGAACTCATCAAAAGCATCTACATCCATTCCAATTCCTTCTAAATCGATATCCTGGAAAAACTCATCGATTTTGCTCCAATCAAACTCTCCATTGTTAATGTTTGATCGTAACATATATTCTTTGAATTCCTCTTCAGATAATTTTCTATTCGGAATTCTTACATCAACCACATCATTTCCACGCTCCAAAATATATAGAGCGGCAATACGTTGATGTCCTGCTATTAATACATTATCAAAATCGATAACTGGAATTTCAACCAGGTTAAACTTTTCTAAACTCAATTTTAATTTTGCCAATTCTTCCTCCGAAATTTGTCGAGGATTAAAATCACATGGTATTAATTCTGATACTTTTCGTTGTACCGTATACCATTCTAACGGAGCTAAAATGTTTTCTTTCTCCGAAAATTTGTCATTCTTCATATTATATCTAAATTTGCTTATCTCACTTTTCAACTAATAAAGACTCCAACCAGAAGACTTATTTGTCCTCCGCGTGGAGTCTTTATACTCTAAAGTTTGAAAGGTGAGATGTTTAAATTTTTGCGGAGGACATTTTTAACCTCTTATAATCAATCTAATTTTAGGACATAAAAAAAGCCCCGCATTTGCGGAGCCTATAAACTCATAAAGTTTTAGAAATGGTGAGATTGAAAATTAGAACTCAAATAAACTTATTG